CTAGGTTACAAAGTAGCCCCTAAATTCAAACTTGAAGATTTAGAAGCAGAAATGAAAGATGGTTTACTTCATTTATTTATTCCAATTGCGGAATCGAAAAAACCAAAAACAATCAAAATAAAATAAAAGTTTTACCAAAAAAGCGTGTCCTAGCGCATTATTGTTCGTATATTCACGTATAATAATAAATCGTTATAAATGACAAACAAAAGAAAGTCTATTAAGACTATTACCGATCCCTTACTGGAACCTTATTTTATTACTAAAGACGAGTACAGTTACACCATTAAGATGAATGTAACATCAGATGCGTCCCATTTTAGAGCTAAAGGTAAAACTAAGACTTATGAAAAGTCTTTGTATTATTATCCTACTATAGGAGCTGCTCTAATGAGAATCTCTGAATTACAGGCTAATAATAAGGATTATAGTCAATTAAGTGAATACATAGAAAATTATAAACAAGTAACATTAAATTTAAAACAGTACGTAGATGAAAGAGCTAAGAGCATTTTATGATGCAGTTATCGTTAAACCCATAGAAACAGAAGAGACTGTCTATGGTAACATTATCGTTCCTGATATGGGGAAAGATACAAATACCTTCGGTGAAGTTGTCGCAGTAGGTCCTGGTAGATATACTATCAGTGGAGTATTATTAGTTCCACAAGTAAAAATTGGGGATAGAGTAGTACTTCCAACACAGGGTTTTACAAAACTACCATTTGATGGAGTAGAGTATTACATAGGCCCAGAAAATCAAGTGCTTGCAAAAGTTCAAGACGTAACTGAATAATAAACTAACAATTAAGAAATGGAAACAAAGATTCATTATGGCAAAGATGCCAGAACAAAACTACAAAACGGTATAGACAAACTTGCAGATGCAGTTGTCGCTACTTTAGGACCAAATGGTCGAAATGTAGTAATTTTTAGAGGAGCACAAGAAGCACCTCAATCAACTAAAGACGGAGTAACAGTTGCAAAATCATTTTTATTAGATGATCCTAGTGAAGAATTAGGAGTATTACTAATTAAACAAGCAGCAGTTAAAACAGCTGAAAAAGCTGGAGATGGAACAACTACCTCTACTTTATTAGCAAGAGAAATGATTAGAAAAGGATTATCTCATCTTGATAATGGAGAAAATGCTGTAGAAATTAAAAGACAGATTGAAGGTGCTATTAAAGAAGTAACATCTGAACTAAGAGAATCAGTATCAGAAGATATATCAGCAGAAGATCAATTAGAACAAATTGCAACTATATCGGCAAATAATGATGTTGAAACCGGAAAATTAATTTCTCAAGCGATTGATAAAGTAGGTTTAGAAGGTGTAGTACACATTGAAGAATCTAAAACAGGAGATACTTATCTTGAAACGGTAGAAGGTATGCAGTTTAATAGAGGTTACAAATCACCTTATTTTGTAACGGACAATAATAGTATGTCTTGTACATTAGATAATCCCTCCATTTTAATCCTAGACCAGAGATTAAATACTGTAAAAGAATTATTACCTATATTGGAAGCAGTTTCATCTCAAGGTAAATCCTTATTGATTATTGCTGAGGACATTGATAATGAAGCATTAGCTACATTAATTGTAAATAAAATGAGAGGTACAGTTAATGTGTGTGCTGTAAAAGCACCTGATTTTGGAGAAAGAAGAAAACTTGTTTTGGAAGATATTGCTAACCTAACAGGTGGTGTAGTATTTAGTAAAGATAAAGGTATGAAACTTGATAAATTTAGCTGGGATTGGTTTGGTGAAGCAAGAATCGCAACTATTACTAAAGAACAAACGACCATTGTAGATGGAAAAGGAGACGCAGATACTATTGCAACTCGTATTGACCAATTACAAGAACAAATTACAAAAAGTAAAACACCATACGAACAAGAACAACTACAAAACAGATTATCAAAATTTGTTGGAGGAGTAGCTATTGTACACGTAGGTGGAAGTACTGAAACTGAAATGTTAGAGAGAAAAGATAGAGTTGATGATGCATTACATGCTACAAAAGCTGCAATCGAAGAAGGTATTGTACCTGGAGGTGGAAAAGCTTTACTAGTTGCACGTGAATCTATTACTAAAGGTAGTATTGGAGCACAAATTGTATATGATGCTTGTGGTATGCCTTTTGAACAAATTCTAACAAATGCAGGTGTTCCTACAACAGATTCTAGTATTTTAGCACGTGATATTATAAAAGATAATACTACATGGGAATCGTATAACCTTAAAACTGAAATTGTTGAAAATTTTAAAGAAGCAGGTATAATTGATCCAACTAAGGTAACTAGATTAGCTCTTGAAAACGCAGCATCAGTAGCAGGAACAGTTCTATTAACTGAATGTACTTTAACCCAAGATAAAACGTCTCAACTCGAAAAAATGAGAATGTTAGATTCTAATGCCCAAATGGGTGCTGGAATGATGTAAATTAATAATTAATAAATAAATAAACAAAAACAATTATGAGTAAACAAGAATTATTTGAAGCAATTGAAGAAAATTTCAATACTTTATCATCAGAAAACGCAGGAACTACGAAAGCATCACAACAACGTGCTCGTAAAGCTGCAATGGCAATTAAAAATTTGATTACAGATTATAAAAAAGCATCTGTAAAAGAACAATAAGGTGATTGGGGGAGCTTTTGGCTCCCCCATTTACTTTTCGTATATTCACGACATGGAACAGACAAAAACAATAGAAAAAGACATATTAATTGCTAGGAGAGTCCCTCCGGGTGATAAATGGAGATTGATTGCAAATGAACCAAGTGGTCCAGTGCATAAAACCTTAACTGATACCTTAGAAGCTTATATGACTAAGACAGGATTTAAAGGTGAGTACAAATTATCCCCTTTAGCAGGTAAATTATTTGCTATAGACGCAGAAGAAGTTATAATTGAAAAACCAAAAGAACAGAAATTTTCTATATATGGTGAGTACTAAAGAAAATAGTTTATTAAACGAAAAACACAGACCTACAACTTTAGAGACATATGTTGGTAATGAGAGCTTAAAATCTTCAATTGCTAATCAGTTGGCTGATAATGATATACAAAATTATCTATTCTATGGTCCAGCAGGTACGGGTAAAACAACCCTTGCTAAGTTATGTGTTAGAAACCTAGATTGTGACCACCTCTATATCAATGCCTCTGATGAAAGGGGAATTGAAACTATTAGAGATAAAGTATCAAGTTTTGCGAGTGTTGCTTCTTTCAAACCACTTAAAGTAGTGATTTTAGATGAAGCAGATTTTCTTACAATTCAAGCACAGGCTTCGCTTCGTAACATAATTGAAACATTTTCCCGTACTACTAGGTTTATTTTAACCTGTAATTATGTAGAAAGAATTATAGATCCCTTACAATCAAGGTGTCAAACATTTAAAATAGTACCACCTACTAAAAAAGAAGTAGCAGCACATTTAGCCACTATTTGTGATATTGAAAGCATTAGTTATGAACCCCCTGCCATTGGGAAAATTGTTAACAGGTTTTATCCTGATATAAGAAAAATGCTTAACACTATTCAATCAAGTAGTACTGGAGGTGAGTTAAAAATCGATGATTCTTTACTTATTTCCACTGGTTATATGTCTGCTATTGTAGGTGAATTAAAATTATCTAAACCACAAATCAAAAAGATAAGACAGATACTCGCTGATTCAAATGTTGATGATTTTGAAGATCTATTTAGATATCTATTTGATAATGCTAGTAAATACCTACCAAATAAAGAGGGTACTGCAGCTATATTAATAAATGATCATCAGTATAAAGCTAATTTTCGTTTAGATAAAGAAATAAATTGTATAAGTTTAATAACAAATCTAATAAATAATAAATAATAAATAATTATGAGTCAAGCACCAAAAGCACCACAGTTAAACATAGATTTAACTAACACAACTGGAATAATTAATGAAGAAGGCGGAAGCATCTTTATGAGTGGAGTTATCCTAAGAAAAATTTCTAAATTCGTAGCAGGAACGGATAATGATGCTATCATGCCTATTCCCGTTTTTTATGACCCCACAACAATGAAAATACTAGGTGAAGGTATCCCAGTTGAATTGAGAGAGGAATTAAAAGACGAATTAGTATAAATGAAAAACATATTTGATTGGATAAAGGAGATTAATTCAAAAAAATCTCCTGCATCTTCTTTTACTGACAAGGATTGGGATATATTCAATTCGTATATGATTCATCGTTTTATGAGCCAGAATACTGACTACATAGAAGTAGCTAATCTTGTACAAGAATTCCCACCTCAAGAAAAAGTTATGATTTATAATGTATATAAAGAATTTATTCCTAAAAATAATAAATGGAGTAAATACATAAAATCTTCAATTAAAAAAAGAAATCCTCAATTAATAGACAACTTAAGAGACCACTTTAAATGTTCATCACGAGAAATTAATGAATATCTAACTTTGTTGGATACCACAGATATAAGTCGTATATTGGCGGATAGAGGGTTAGATAAAAAAGAGATAAAAACTATACTAAAATGACAAAAGAATTATACAATATGTTTATGACATCTGCAGAAGCAGATAAAGCTAAAGCATTACTATCACTAGACTTACTTGGAAAAAAAGGAGTTGGTATTGGAGACCATTCAACCACAGATTATTATAAAAACGCTGAAGAAGCACTTATAATGTTAGTTGATGCTGATGATAGAATTGCTACATTAAATTTATACTTTGGTAACAATAAATCACAAATCAATGGGTGATATAGTTAAAAAACACTTCGAAGGTGGATGGAATGAACATATTGGTTCAATTGGGCATTTTGGTAATAACGCAAAACAAATAATTATGAGTGATAGAGAAATTATGAATGCTAAAAGAGGTAAAATAACCCCTGATTTAAATTCATCTCCAATAGAGATATTTGAGCATGAGTACCCAGATTTATCAAATGAGTTTATTAAAATACAAGCAGAAATGTATGAAATGTTCGCTCGTAAGCATATGGACTATGGGTTAAATAACATTGCTTTAGGTGGAGATATCGTTAATAACAGCGATGATAAACAATTCTCACTAACTGGGTTATGTATTAGATTAACGGATAAAATTTCACGTTTAAAAAATCTATTAATTAATGGTAGATCATTTGTTAAAGGTGAAGGCATGGAAGATACCTTTATTGATATCGCCAATTATGGAATTATAGGATTACTAGTTGGAAGAGATAAATGGAAAAAATAATAAAATATGAATCAAGAAGAACTAACTAAATCAGATCCAAATAAACCTAATAGGGTTATAGACTGTTTTATTTTCAACAGTGAATTGGATATGTTAGAATTCCGCCTAATGGAGTTAGATGATGTCGTAGATATTTTTATTCTAGTAGAATCAACTAGAACATTCTCAGGTTTACCCAAAGATCTCCACTTCCACCTAAATAAGAAAAGATTTGCAAAGTGGTTACATAAGATCCATTACCATGTAGTAGATGATATGCCTACAGGTTCTAGTATTACTCATACTTGGTTTAGAGAAAACCACCAAAGAAACAGTATTAAAATTCCTCTATCACAACTATCACCAAAACCTGACGATATAATTTTATTAAATGATTTAGATGAGATACCGGATGTCAGGGTTATTCAACATTTTAAAGATAACTCCATTACAAAAAATGCAGTGAGTCTTAACATGGATTGGTATTATTATAATTTAACTACTAGAATGGATGTACCTCCTAATGATAAGGCAAAATGTTTTTATTATAAGGTATTCACAAACTCAAAATTAACCATGCACGAGATTAGAAATCAAGATTGGTTACGTATAGAAAATGCTGGGTGGCATTTTTCATATTTCATGTCAGTAGATAAGGTAATTGAAAAGATAAGGGAGGCGGCACATCAGGAGTATAATACACCGGAAGTAGTAAACCCTGAAAGACTTAGAAAATTAATAAAGGAAGGAAAAGATATATTACCAGGAAGGATGGAAAATAATTTATTTTTCCAACTACCCATTAAAAATAATAATTTCCTCCCTAAAAACTATAAATTTTGGCTAAAAAACTCCCGAACATTGTAAAGGAAATAAGAAATAATCCACCTTCACCAGTGAATTATGCTTATCAAAAGAACATATCGTATTCTCAAATGTCTATTTATAGAGGCTGCCAACATCGTTGGAAACTTCAGTATAAGGACAAGGTAAGACGATTTACTTCTTCTATCCATACAGTATTCGGTACAGCGATGCATGAAGTAATTCAACATTATTTAGATGTAATGTATGAAACAAGTGGCGCAGAAGCTGATCGAATAGATATTGAAGAATTATTTAGAGAAAAGTATATAGGAGAATATCAAAAACAATACAAATCAAACAAAGAAAGTCATTTTTCCAACGCAGAGGAAATGAGAGAATTTTTTGAAGATGGGCTTGGTATATTAAGTTGGTTTAAAAAGAAAAAAAGTGGTTATTTTTCAAAACGAGGATATAGTTTAGTAGGTTGTGAAATACCAATCGTTATTGCGCCAAATAAAATGTTAAATAACGTATTATACATGGGGTATCTAGATGTTGTCATGTACCACGAACCAACAGAGACATTCAAGATAATCGACATAAAAACCAGCACTCGTGGATGGAGAGATCAAGACAAAAAGAACGAAGATAAACAATTTCAATTACTATTATATAAACAGTATTTCTCAGAACAATATGGTATACCATTAGATAAAATTGAAGTTGAATTTTTTATATTAAAACGAAAAGTATTAGATTGGGATGATGAAAAATTAATGTCACCACATCAAGCGTATAGAGTACAAACATTTACACCCCCTAGTGGAAAAATTAAACTGGGTAGAGCGAAAAAAGCTATTAATGATTTTATTAGCGAATGTTTTAACTCTAGTGGTAAAATAAAGGAAAAAGATTACCCTAAACAAGTGAGCGCCTGGAACTGTAGGTTTTGTCCATATAAAGTAGACAAAGAGCATTGCGGTGAAGGCATAATATATTAAAATAATTATATACGTATAGTTATAAATAAACGTTATTAAAAACAAAAACTATGGCAGATGCTAAAAAAATGACACTAACTAGTGTTAAAGTAAAAAGTGAATTATTTGAAAATTTTAAGATAGAATGTGTAAGAAGGAAATTTAGTTTCCAAAAACTTGCCGATCGTGCTCTATTTTTGTATCTTACAAATGAAGATTTTAGAAAACAAATTTCAAACCAAACAAATATTGAACTATAAATTTAAGTTATATGAATAAAGATTTTAAGCATATTCCTAAAGAACAGAGGAAAAAAATATTGCTAGTATGTGATGATATTAGAGTAAATTCAGGTGTAGCAACAGTTGCAAAGGAAATTGTAGTACATACGGCACACCACTTTAATTGGGTAAATGTAGCGGGAGCTATACAACACCCTGAAAAAGGTAAAGTATTAGATATATCAACAGCCACAGGTAAAGAAGCAGATATTAGTGATGCTGATGTAAAGTTATATTGTGTAGATGGATACGCTCAGTCAATTGAATTACAACAAATTTTAAATATTGAAAAACCAGATGCTGTAATGTTGATTACAGACCCTAGGTATTTTAAACATATTTTTAATATGGAAGATACTATTAGAAAACAATGTCCTTTGGTATATTTAAATATTTGGGATGATTACCCTGCTCCTATGTATAACAAACCCTACTATGAAGCTTGTGATTTATTAATGGGTATTTCAAAACAAACAGTTAATATTAATAAATTAGTATTAGCAGATTGTGATAATAGTAAAAGAGTGTTTAAATATATTCCCCATGGTTTAAATCATAAAGAATTTTATCCAATAGGTAAAGATCATAGTGAGTATGAACCTCTACAACAGTTTAGAACTAATCTTGTAGGTGATAATGTAGACTATGTAATGTTCTTTAACTCTAGAAATATTCGTAGAAAACAAATACCAGATACGATGTTAGCTTTTAGATCATTTTTAGATTCTTTACCTAAAGAAAAAGCAGACAAATGTAGATTGGTTTTACATACAGAATTAGTTACAGACCATGGTACAGATTTAGGTGCAGTAGCTGAATATCTTTTTGGGGAAACTTATGAAAATAATATAATATTTTCACATCAAAAATTATCAAGAAAACAATTAAATTGGTTATATAATATAGCGGATTTACAGGTATTAATTACATCTAATGAAGGATGGGGTTTAACAGTTACTGAAGCAATGTTAACAGGTACTCCTATAATTGCTAATGTAACAGGTGGAATGCAAGATCAAATGAGGTTTGTAGATGAAAATGGAAAATGGTTTACACCATCCCCTGAAGTACCATCTAATCATAGGGGTACATACAAAGAACATGGTGAATGGATGTTCCCAGTTTACCCAACGTCTAGATCAATACAAGGTTCACCTCAAACACCTTATATTTTTGATGATAGATGTGCATGGGAAGATGTTTGTGATAGAATAAAAGAAATATACGAATTAACAGATGAAGAGCGTAAAGCTAAAGGGTTAAAAGGTAGAGAATGGGCTTTAAGTGATGAAGCAGGATTTACGGCTGAACACCAGGCACAAAGGGTAATGGAAGCGTTTGAGGAATTATTCTCAGTCTGGGAACCCAGAGAGGATTTTGAAATAGTAAATGCAACAGAATATAAAGGAAGATTTTTAAACCACAAAATTACATACTAATGAATAAACCAACTTTCACAATTAGCGCTCCAGTAGATACATATAGTGGTTACGGTGCTAGAGCAAGAGATATAGTTAAATCTATAATAGAATTAGATAAATATGATGTTAAAATTCTACCACAAAGATGGGGTGACACTCCATCAGGATTTTTAGAAAGTCACGATAAATGGAAATTTTTACAACCTCTATGTATCCCAAACCTTTCATCTAAACCAGATATTTGGATGCAAATTACAATTCCAAGTGAATTCCAAGCTATAGGTAGTTATAATATTGGTTGTACTGCTGGAATTGAAAGCACAGGTTGTGCCTCAACTTGGGTTGAAGGTTTAAATAGAATGGATCTTAATCTAGTCTCTTCAGAACATAGTAAAAAAGTATTTAAAGATATTAATTTTGAGCAGAAGGATAAGCAAACAAATCAACTTGTTAATATAATAAAATTGGAAAAACCAATCGAAGTAATATTTGAAGGGGTTGATTTAGATACTTACTTTTACAAGAAACCAAAAGATGTAAATATAAATTTAGATAATATTAAAGAATCCTTTTGTTATTTATTTGTAGGACATTGGTTAGGAGGACATTTTGGTCATGATAGAAAGAATATTGGTGCATTAGTAAAAAATTTCTTTGAAGCCTTTAAAGGTCAAAAATCTCAACCTGCCTTAATTTTAAAATCATGTATAGGGAGAAATAGTTATATAAGTAGAGAAGAATTACTCCAAAAAATTAAAGTAATAAAAAAATCATATCCCGTAGGTACTAAATTACCTAATGTTTATATTTTTAATGGTAATTTATCTGATGAACAAATAAATGATTTATATAACCACCCAAAAGTAAAATCTATGGTTAGTTTTACTAAAGGTGAAGGTTATGGTAGACCTTTAGCTGAATTTGGTTTAAGTAAGAAACCTATTATAGCATCAGGTTGGTCTGGTCATGTCGACTTTTTAACACAAGGTAATTGTATTTTATTACCTGGTGATTTAGAACCGGTTCATGAAAGCGCCGCTAACCAATGGTTATTAAAAGAAACCCAATGGTTTAAAGTAAATAATGCTGCTTCAATTAAAGCACTTAAGGATGTTTATGATAATTATAAGAAGTACACAGTAGGGGCTAAAAAACATGGACATCACATTAAAACTAAATTTTCATTTGATGCTATGAAGGAATTATTAGGAAAGGTATTAAAAGAAAATATACCACTAATCCCAAAACAGGTAGAATTATCCTTACCACAATTAATAACACCAAAACTATAGATATGGCACAACATGATGAAATAATACAATGTCCTAAATCGGGAGGCGATTTATGTTATAAGATTGAAGTAAGCAAAGATATAACACAGTATATGAGTTTATCCTGCGGTTTTATGACAAATAGTCTAATGAAAGTAGGAACTGATTTCTATAACGAACAGATGATTTTACTTCCTGAATTATATAAAGATTTAGCTTGGGAAGATGATAATACCAAATTAATATGGTTACCTAATAACATAAATGTCCCTGAACTAGGAATGGTTTATGCATCAGGTGCTAATACAGAAGAATGGAAATGGGCAGCAGTTAAAGCTATTAAGTTAGATGAAGAAGTTACAAATAAAGATGGCTCAAAATCCTCATACAAACCAGATATGTCTACAGTAAAATATTTTGAAGAGCGTGACTATATAGATGCTCTTTCGTATATTGGGGCATTACCAAGCTAGATAAATATGAAAATAAGTTACGGAATAACAGTTTGCAATGAACACGAAGAACTCCAACATTTAATAGAGTTTATATCTCCTTTAATTGATAAAGAAGATGAGATTGTAATTGTATATGATGGTAATAGAGTCACAAAGGAGGTATTAGGTGTATTAGATCAATATGAAGGGAAAGTAAGAGCATTTCCATTTGATTTCCAACAAAATTTCTTAGAAAATAAGAATTATATGAATTCTTTATGTGAAGGAGATTATATATTTCAAATAGATGCTGATGAAATACCTAATGAAGGTTTAGTATCTAATTTAAAATCTATTTTAGAATCAAACCCAACATTAGATATGTTAGTAGTCCCACGTAAAAATCTTGTAGAAGGTTTAACTGAAGAGCATATTAAAAAATGGGGTTGGCGAGTAAATGAAAATGGTTGGGTTAATTGGCCTGACCAACAAAAACGAATATATAAAAACTCACCAGAAATTCAATGGACAGGACACCCTGTTCATGGTATGGTAACAGGATATAAGGAATTTGCCTCATTACCCGTAGCAGAAGAATTTAGTATTACTCATAATAAACAAGTAGAACGACAAGAGAAACAAAACGAAAGATATTATAACATTGAAAAAACATTATAAATGGTAAGTTTAATTATACCCTCATACAGAAACCCAGAATGTCTAGATTTATGTTTAGAATCAGCATTAGAAGGTCAATCTACAAAAAATCAAATTATAGTAATATTAGATGGATTTACTGAAGAATCTAAGCATATTACTGAAAAGTATATTGATAGAATTAATTTTTTGCCCTTAGAACAAAACCAAGGTATGCAAATGGCATTAAACCTAGGGGTTTGTAATGCTGATAATGAAACTATTGTTATAATTAATGACGATAATGTATTATGTAAAGATTGGGATAAAGTCATAGAGGAAGAATTAAAAACTAATCATGTATTAACAATTAGCCAAATTGAACCTTTTAAGGGTATATTTGGCTTTCCTGCAAAGAATTTTGGCATACATCCAAGTAAATTTGATTATGAAGGATTTAAACAATTTGAACCAACAATACGCAATGATGTTTCAACTCCTGATGGTGGAATATTCCCCTTTGCTATGTCTAAAAAAGACTATATGATTGTTGGTGGATTTGATACAATTTATAAGTCTCCATTTATATGTGATTGGGATTTTTTCCTTAAATTAGAATTAAATGGTTTAAAATTCAGTAGAACATCTAAGGCACATTTTTACCATTTTGTAAGTATGGCAACTAAAAAAGGTAAAAACAAGGAAGAAATGATTTCATCTGAATCACCTGCGGCACAAACCTTTGTATATAAGTGGGGTATGCCACCAAATTTATTTGAAAACAATTCTCATAACCCTAAAAATGGACAAGTTATTAAAGGTATTAAATTCGAATAAAAATAATTCATACGCTTATAAAAGGAAACAAAATGAAAGTTATATATCGGATATCAGACAGTGGATATAATAAAGTAAAGCCAGATTATATTAATAACGAAGCATGTTTAAGAAATGCTGCTGCTCGGTTTACAAATCATCTAACACCCGAAGATTTTATAGTCATAGCTGATAATACTAGTGAAGAAACTAACACTATGATTAAAAGGTTTATTCCTGAAGAAAATATTGACTATAGAAGTTTAGGTAACGGGGCAAAAACATTTAATGTAGCATTAGATAAAGCATTAACATACCCAGATGATGAAATAGTTTATTTTTTAGAAAATGATTATTTACATAACTATAATAGTAAAGATATATTACTTGAAGGGTTTAAATTAGGAGCACCATTCGTTTCATTATATGACCATCCAGATAAGTATTTATCACCTGATAAAGGTGGTAACCCTTATTGTGAAGGAGGAGCAGAAGATACTAGGGTATACTTAACTGATTCCGTACATTGGAAGATAACAAATAGTACAACTATGACATTTGCTGCTAAAGTAAGCACATTAAAATTAAATGAGAGTATACTTCGAAAACATACAGCTGGAACCCATCCAGATGATTTTCAAATGTTTTTAGAATTAAGACAAACAAATCAACTATTAATAACACCGATACCAGGTTACTCAACACATGGGGAAACAGCTTGGTTATCACCTTTAACAAATTGGAATAAAATATGAGCAAAAAAGTATTAATAACTGGAGTAGCAGGGCTACTTGGTTCAAGATTAGCGGATTGGATAATAGAAAATAAACCTGAATATACGGTAGTAGGTATTGATGATTTAAGTGGTGGATTTGAAGAAAATATTAACCCAAAAGTTGATTTTTGGCAAATGAATTTAGTAAACCACCCAATTGAAAATTGTTTTGAGGTAAATAAATTTGATTATGTATTTCACTTTGCTGCTTATGCTGCTGAAGGGTTATCACCATTTATACGTAGTTTTAACTACGATAACAACTTAAAATCCACAGCCCGCATAGTCAATGAGTGTATAAAACACGACGTTAAAAGATTGGTATTTACATCAACTTTAGCAGTATATGGTCATGGAAATGGTGGTATTTTTGATGAAAAACAACAACAAGCACCAATTGATCCTTATGGAGTAGCAAAATATGCTTGTGAGATGGATATCCAAATCGCTGGAGAACAACATGGATTAGATTGGTGTATTATTAGACCTCATAATGTTTATGGTATTAAACAAAATATTTGGGACAAATATAGAAATGTATTAGGTATTTGGATGTATCAACATTTAAATGAAGAAAGTATAACTATATTTGGAGATGGAGAACAAACTCGAGCTTTTAGCTACATAGATGATTCATTAGAACCTCTTTGGAACGCAGCAGTAAGACCGAAAGCAAGTAAAGAAATAATTAACTTAGGTGGTATTGAAAAGCATTCAATACTTGAAGCAGCTTTAATACTAAAAGAAGTAACAGGAGCTTGTTGTGTATCTTATGAGGAAGGTAGACATGAAGTAAAACATTCTATACCAACTTATCAAAAATCAGTTGATATTTTGGGTTTTAAGCATACAACAAACTTAAAAGAAGGACTAACAGAAATGTGGAAATGGGCTAAAAAACAACCTATGAGAGAACGTTTTGTATGGCCTAATTACGAATTAGATAAAGGAATTTATAGTTTTTGGAAATAATATAATAATAAAAATAAATTAAAATTATGAATATAGGAATTATTGGTCAGGGATTTGTTGGTAACGCCGTTTATCAAAAATTTAAAAAATATTATAACATTAAAACGTATGATATAAAAGGTATAATTCATTGTAATAGTACTGAACAAGAAACAATGGATTGTGAGATTGTATTTATATGTTTACCTACTCCAATGAATAAAAATGGAACATGCCATACAGATATAGTTGAAAAAGCAATTAAGCGTGTAGTTGAGTTTGGTGTAGCTAAAACAGTGGTAATTAAATCAACAGTATCACCAGGTACATGCGCAAAATGGAATAAACAATTTAATATTGATGTTGTATTTAATCCTGAATTTTTAACTGAAGCTAATGCAGTATCAGATTTTAAAAACCAAACACGTATTATTTTAGGTGGTCCTAGAACATCAACTACTAAATTAAAAACATTATTTTCAAAAGTATTTCCAAAAGCAACTATTGTTAAAACAGATTCAACATACGCCGAAATGGTTAAGTATGTTACTAATAGTTTTTTAGCAACTAAAGTATCATTTGCAAATGAAATGTACCAAATATGTGAAGGATTAGATGTTGATTATGATAAAGTAATAGAGTATGCTACGTATGACGAAAGACTAGGTAATTCCCATTGGTCAGTACCTGGACCTGATGGTGATTTTGGATATGGTGGTCATTGCTTTCCAAAAGATGTAAAAGCATTGATTTCTGTAGCAGAGGGATTAGGTATATTTCCTGAAGTATTATTATCTACAGACGCTAAAAATACAGAAGTACGTACTAATAAGGATTGGGAACAAATGAAAGGTAGAGCTATTATATAATGTTAGGATATGCCAATAATATTACGTATATTCCCATAAATGAAAATATAAATATGAATATAAAAATGATATCTTGCAGTGAATGTAAAAAGGATATGCCTGAATTAAGATTAACTCAATATAATTATACATTTTGTGTTGAATGTTCAGAGGCAGGACTAGGGAGTGAAACTAAAAAAGCAATTACAGTTTTAAAGGGTGAGGGCGATCACACTTGGGTTGAAACTATTATTATGTCAGATTTAGATTATAATTCTTATCTAAATGAAAAAGATGAAGAAAATAAAACTAGAAAAGAAAATAAATCCGATATAGAGGATGGTAAAAACCTACAGGGCCCCTTTAAAATTATTAATACTAAGGAAAAATAATGGCTAAAGCTAAACCTTTAACCAAGGAACAAATGGTTGCCGCTCAATCGAAAACACTTTCGAATATGGCGGCAGCACGTTACTTACATATTTCATACCAACATTATAAAAAATGGGCTAAGTTATATAAAATATTTGAATCCCATAAAAACCAGGCAGGAGTAGGTGTGCCCAAATTTTTAAAAGGTTCTAAAAAAATGCCTCACATGATTGAGATAATTGAGGGTAGAATAGCTGCTTCACATTTTGATCCTAATAAACTTAAATATGCCCTTATAGAACAAGGGTATATGGATGAGCAATGTAGTGTATGTAAATTTAAGGAAAGACGAGTATTAGATTATAAGGTACCCTTGCTGCTACATTTTAAAGATAAAAATAGTAATAACTATAGCCTAACTAATGTTCAGTTATTATGTTACAATCACTATTTTCTACAAGTAGGAGACATATTTAATAAAAAGGATGAACAGCAGATAGAGTCTCAACAAGAACATTATGGCACAAGCGAAACTATTAATTTTGAAGTAGATGATTATCACTTACAACGTTTAAAGGAATTGGGGTTAGATGGTGATGCCACAGACGATACAGAACAATATATAAGTAGAATATAAAAATAATAGATGAAAAATAAAATAGCTTGTTTTATACCTATAAAAAGTAATAGTAGTAGAGTACACAATAAAAACTTTATTACTATTGGTGGTAAGCCTTTATATAAACATGTTTTAGATACAGTAATTCAATCCCAGGTTTTTGATGATATATTTGTGGATACAGATTCTAAGGATGTAATTAATTATTGCAAAAAAAAATCAATTAATATAATAAACAGAGAACCAGAATTAGCAAAAGATAGTGCTAACGGGAATGATTTGTTAGAATATTGGGTTAATATTAAACCAGAATATGACGTATATTTTCAAGTTTTTGTTACCTCTCCATTTTTAACAGTTGAAACCTTAAATAACTGCGTAAACATTATAAAGGAAAATGATTCATGTGATTCTGTATTTACAGTTATTGAAGATTATACTTGGTATTGGTTTAACAATAAACCTGTAAATTATGATCCTAAATTATTACCAAGAAGTCAGGACGCTAAACCAATGATAAAAGAAACAACAAGTTTATACGGTATTACTAAAACTGGTTTTAATAAAACTAAATCCAGAATAGGTGAATTTCCCAAGACTTACACTGTAAGTGAAATAGAAAGTACTGATATCGACACCGAATTTGATTTAACTATGGCTAAATTAATAGCTGAACTATATATAAAAAATTAATAATATGATGAATATTGAAAATATAGGACATAGATTTACTGAAATAGTAAATACTCCTGAATGGCGAGAATTACAAGAAAAATACAATAAATGCGATGATATTTATGTATTAGGACATGGTGGTAATATGGGAATAGCTGACCATACTGCTGTTGATATGACAAGATTATCAAATGGTACTAAAAATGCAATGTGCCCAGGTAGTTGTGTTGTGGCAACATCATTGATTAATGATACTAGTTTTGACCAATGGATGGTAGCATGGTTACAACAAAGAACATCTACTAGAACTAAAAGTCAAATGAAAAAATCATTAGTGTATGGTATTTCATCTTCTGGTAAATCTAAAGATGTAAACAAAGCACTACAATGGGGTTCGGATAACGGTATGGAGGTTTGTATAATAACAGGAAATGAAATAATTGAAAAAATTAAAGGACTTACACAAGTTGTATTAGGGGTAGAGTATTATCATACAGCTGAGTGTTTAACCTTACTACTTCAATATCAATTAACACATGGTTCTGGAAAAGAATGCCCACCAATTGGAAAAAATAGTCCTGAAGAATTATCTAACTCAAATTGGAATAAAGGTATTCGTAAACATTCTTACCCTGATGAACAAATAAATCTGGGTATTGATTTTGATGGTGTTATCCATAAAAATAGTAAAGGGTTTTATGATGGTACTATATATGATGAACCAGTTAAGGGTACCGAAGAAGCACTTAAAAAATTATCGAATAAATACACATTAATATGTTACACAGCAAAAGCAAAACCTGATAGAGGATTAGTAAATGGTAAAACGGGAACAGAATTAATTTGGGAATGGTTAAATAAGCATAATTTTTCTAAATATATATCAAAAGTCACATCAGAAAAACCAAGGGCAGTTGCTTATATTGATGATAAAGGTATTAGGTTTAATGATTGGGAATCGTGTTTTGAAGCTTTAAATAAATTAGATATATTAAATAATGAGTAAATCTGTATTAATAGTATATTCTTGTCATAACCCCTCCTTATCTTTAGTAAATAGTATTCAAAGTTTATATAACTATAAAATACTAAATGATAATAAACATAAAATAATATGTGTAGATAATGATAGTGATATATTAGAAACTTATAATACAATTAAACAAAAATTTCCTAATGTAGAAATAATATTTGAAAAAAATAAGAACTATGAGTGGGGAGCTTATAAATATGCTCATGATAATTTTCCCAATTATGATTTATATTTTTGTTTACAAGATACAATAGTTTTTAAAGAACCCTTTGATATTAATTCTATAGAAAATAATTCCCCCTATACTATATTTGCTAGTGGGGGATTTAAAAGTATGGGAAGAGGATTTTCTACTCAAGACCTGTTAAATCATAGGTTATTTAAACAAAATATAAATTTTAATAATAGGGTAGATGAAGATTTTATAATGTGTCAACATAATACATTTCTTATTACAAGATTAGATTTATCCAAATTATTTAAAACTTTAAACAATCCTCCAATTAATAAAATAGAGGCTGAAATGTACGAAAGGTTATTTGCAGTTTCTTTTGATAATAATAATGTAAAAAGGAGAGTTCTTAATCCCTATATTACTAAAATTAACAGAGAAGATAGAGTATTTATTAAATAAAAATATAATGAAAAGTAAAAAACATAAACAAGTACTTGATGATTACGATATTGAAAAATCAAAACATTTAGAAAGATTAGCATCTAAAACTTTAAAATCTGATAAGAAATATCAAAAATTAAAGGGTAAACCTTTAAAAGGTGATTTCTTAGATAATTTTTAAAATAATACATTAAAAACTAGGATACCCCATATAATTTTCGTATATTCACGTCTAAATAAATATCATATGAAGAACCAACCTTACGACAATGATGACATTAAATTAAACTTCAAACATCATTTAGAATTTAAATCATCGGAAGAAATGAATACTATGTTTGCTGATGATAACCAATCTTTATCAAATTTAATAGTAGATATTGCACTTGAAAATCTTGATACTACTATAGAAACAATTCCAGTAGTTTCTATTGTAACATTAGAAGATGATTTAATATATGATGTTGTAATAGATCGTAATGATATGATCGAAACGTTAGAACAAAACCTCGAATTAATGGAGGATTTTGAGGATTATGGGCGTTGTCAAAAAATAACAGATGCACTTTTTTACTTAAATAACAAATAAATATGAAAACATTAATTATATTATTATCGTTTAGTTTATTATCTTTTACTCCAATAAGTAAAAATGTTCACGCTACTGTGTATAACGCGGTACCTGAGCAAACAAACTCGGATCCAGGACATACTGCGTTTATGTTTGAGTTAGACTTAAACAACCCGTATAAACATAAAATAATAGCGGTAAGTAGGGACTTATTGAAAGAGTTCCCAAAAGGTACAAAAGTATGTGTTTCCGGAACATCTTATGATGGTGTTTATATTGTAATGGATAAAATGAATAAAAGATATACAAATAGAATAGATTTATTGATAAACATAGATATGCAAATAGGTAGTTGGCCTAATGCAACAATAACAAAAGAATATTAAAAACTAAAATAAAGGTTATGATAGAATTAACAAATTTTATAGAAGCAATGCGTGCTACAAGTAGTGCTACTGAAAAAATACAAATTATTAAGAATGCTGATAGATATATTCATACTATATTAGAATATGTTTATAATCCATTTAAACAATATCATGTTACTAGTAAAACTTGTATTAAAAATAAAGATAAAGTT